CTGAGTTATCATAATATAAAGTCACTGCGCCATCTGCAGCGGCAACAATCATAGACTCTGTGCCAGCACCTTTTGTTAAATTTATGCTGGTGCCATTCGTCCCTATTATAAGATTCCCAGTTCCTGCCTCATTCACATAACTGTTGCTACCATCGTGGTAAATTTGCAAATCATCAGCTGCACCGAAATTCGCTTTGACACCGTCGTTAAAATCCAAATCTCCAGTCATGGTGCCGCCTGTGGTGCTCAAAAGAGCAACTTCCACAACCGCAGCTCCTGAGCCTGCGCCATCTGCGTAAACTAGTTTTGTTCCACCAGTTAAAATTGTTACATTTGCACCTGAACCTTGAGAAATAGCAATAGACTGGCTGCCACCTGTTGCATTTTCTATAATCCAAACTTTGTTAACTGTATTTGGACCCAAAGTTACAGTTCTTGTCTGGGTTAAATTTGTACTGGAGGTGATTTTTAGATAAAGAGCACGAACGCCATCAGAAGTGGCATCAGCCATCGTTATAGTTGTGTCAGCATCAGCCATGGCTTCTGTGCCATAACCCAATGCTTCACCAATCAACTCTAAATTGCTGTTGGTTATGTTGCCCCAAGTCCCGGACTTTTCTCCGGTGGCCATCTCCTCCAGTCGGAGGTTGTTGACATATGAACTAGCCATTTACTAATTCTCCTTTAAGCTATTCGTATTATAGCGTTTGCACCAGCAGCAGGAAACACAATTCTAAAAGTCCCTGAAGAAACTGTGAAATCTCCTCCAAAGTCTAAAACAGCAATTGATTTGTCTCCTGTTGTTGTATCGTTGTAAATTAATGCACCACGAGCTGTGAAAGATGCCGAAGTCCACTCCGGATCGTCAAAATCAACATAAGCAGTTGTGCCACTCACCCCGACTGTAGAATTTGCAAGCGCAACACCACCTGTGGTATAACCACCTCCGCTTGCAACTTCATTTGAAGTTGTGTAGGCTGTTGTTGTTGCATTAAGCGTTGCTGAAGAAGTATAAAGTGCTATTTTTATCGTATCAGCATCCATGTCCATTTCTTTATCCAACAAATCTTCTTTGAAACTAGTGCACATTGCTTGGGCGATTGCCATTTTTAAATGCCTCCATTGTATTCTGAAATATAATTTCTGTTCATCTCTTGCTGGAACAACTGAACAGCCTCGTCAAACTGAGCTTTGTACAAGTTTAACGTCTCTGCTGCTTTAAGAAAAGCAGAAGTTTCCATTAAACAGGCTGGAAGCAGGACTGCCTCTGCATTATCACCAATCCAGTTGTTAGCGTTGGCTGAAGAAAGCCCAGTTTCTGGAGCTATATAATCAACTTCATAAGCAAAAGTTGCATTAGGAGTTGGAGCCACTGTTAAAATTATCCCACTTGTCGTGGCTTTATCTGTGGAATAAATCCTAGGAATTCCTGTTGTAGCAGAATTCGGTGAATAATCTTTTAAATAAGAGTCAATTCTGTGATCCAAATAGACCACATCATTGTTATTGGTTATTTGTAGCTGCCTTATCATCCTAGCACCAGGAACTGTGTACTCTGAAGTTCCAATAACCATGTTGGCTGTGGATGAAGTTCTGTAACAAGGAAGATTCGGAAGCCTTTGGAATATCATTGCTTCAGCTTGATCTATGATTTGATCTATCGATGCACTCAACTCAGAGGAGTTGTCTTCCATAAAATTTTGTATGTTTGTTACTAAAGTTGTGTAATTCATTTATTCACCCCAAACCCCTGTTGACCAAGCATCCTCACCCCAAGCCTCATTAACCTCTAAACTTTCAGTTCCTATTTGTCCTGTTGCAGCAAGTCCTGTCTCAAAAATCACAAGCTCTGAAATTTCATTACCAACTGCGCCAACCCCACCAACCCCACCAAAGCCTGACACAGAAATTTGTATATTCCCATCGCCTTCTTCTGTGACTGGAGCGACCTCTCCAGTGCCTGCAACCCCTGACTCAACAATCCCAGCTTCAAGGCTCTCTGTGCCGATTTGACCTGTTGCAGCAACACCTGTTGCAATGATCCCAGCTTCAACAATTTCTGCGCCTATCTGTCCAGTGCCTGCAACCCCAGCTTCAACAATCCCAGCTTCAACAGTTTCTGTGCCGACTGCCCCAGTGCCTGCAACTCCTGAAGATATTACATCAAGAGTTATAAATAAGGTGACTGATCCGAGTTGACCTGTTCCTGCAACCCCAGTTGCATTCTCTACATCATCAATAGCAGCTAACACAAAACCAACAAAACCAAAACTAGGAACTCCAACAGGAGGTCTTTGTTGTATTGGTATAAATGGGTCAAAAGAATAACCTATCGGGACTACTACATTCTCAGGATCTGTGTCTGGGCGTGGTTTAAAAAGTGCAGTTGCATCTATTACATTTTTTGCTGGCGTAAGCTGTGGGTGTTTTGGGTCAAAATCCTCTGGCTCAACTCTGAAACCTTCCCAAGTTGTTTTCAGCTCTTTATAAGGTATTTTGAAGCCTGATATATCACCTATCGCTACAGACTTTTTTCCTTTTGCTTTGCGCGCAGCTGCTGCCATTTTAGTATAAATTCATCCCTGTGGGTCGAACTCTTAATGTAACACCATCATTGTCTGTTTCTGATGCATAACTGAATGCTTGCTCGTATGATTGAGCGAGAATGGTGAATCTCTCTGGTTGATATTTTAATGCAAGTTTGCTGGCTAAACCTGCGCAAATGCAATCTGACCACCTGTATGGTATGTCTGCATCTTGCGCTAATTTAGTTACATCTTCCAACTGATTTATTGACCAATAAACAAAGCTGTAACTGTCATTGTTAGGAACTTGCCAAACGTACATGATAGGTGTGTATTGCTTATTAAGCATATATTGAGTTGGCTTGCCTGAAGAGCTTTTGTCTGGTAACTGATTGTAATCAGCCATGCTAACTCTTTCTACGACAGTATCTGTTGTTGTTGCACCAACAGTCTCTCGGACAACAACATCAATTAAATCTATGGTTCCAACTGGTAGTGTGTACTCGGTTTGGCCATTGACAAGGGTAACTGTGCCTGTCTGAACAGCCCAATAATTTATGCCTCTGTTAGCCCATTCGCTGAACAAAAGATTAAGACTTCTCCGAGCAGCAATTGCTTGATAGCCTGTAAGAGACTGAGCATCCATGCCGCATCGTTCAAAAGCCTCTGCTATAATTTCTTCAATATCTGGCCTAAAAGCGACTGTGTTTGACGTTGCCATAAAATCTCCTAAGAGAAAGAAAGAGCGACCTTGCCGCTCAGTCTTTTAATACTCTTTTACAACCCTTAACACGACCTGATAAGAATCTCCGACAGCATTTGCGCCAGCTGTTGAGAATGCTACATCTCCTGTTGGGTTTGTGCCATAAGACTTAGTTGAAGGTAAACCGCCAAATTTGCTGAAATCATGGTATCCAATGTCATCATCACCAATATTCATCATTATGATGTCAGTGTCAGCATCAGCAAGTATTCTAACAGTCATGCTTTTTATAACCCACCAACCCTCAATGATTCTGACTCCAACACAAGGCTCGCCATCTGAGCTTGGTGAAAGAGCAGAAACATCAATTTTGGTGACTGCGCTCTCATCCCCAGTATCAACAAACTGATACTGAAAAGCGAACACAGCCTCCCGAGGATTGTCGGCTATCGTAGTTGTGCTTACGATGTCAGCCATTTAAACTCTCCTTATGAGCTACTACCATCAGTTCCGAATGATGGGTCGTATACATGGTAATGCACTCGGAAATTAAGACTTCCGCCAGTTGCTGCTGAAGCACCTACACCACCAGTGATTTTTACTGGATAGCTGGTACTCATCACGAAACCAAATTCGTCACCGACTGTGGCAGTTGCAAAATTAAATACTGTATGCCCTGCATCAGCGTCACCATTATCAATGATTCCATCAGCATCTGATGCTGGAGAGTCGCTTTTGACTTCAATCCAACCCAGATCAAATGTAGGATTTGTGCCACCTGTGGCATCAGCCTCAGCTTCAATATTAGTTATTATCGCGTTTTTAGGAAGTATTAGTGCAAGCGCAGAGTTTCCTGTTGCAGCTGATCCTCTTCGGAGAACTGTTGTGGTTGCTGCTGTTGGGTCTGCCATATGTGCTTCGGCAACAAGACTTACTGCTCCTGCTACTTCTGGATTGCTGGTCTGTTGAGCTTTTCCTACTCTTACTGGACCTGAGAAAGTTGTTCTAGCCATGATATTTTCCTGTCTTTTTTAATGCCTGCCTAAGCAGTCAGGATTTAAGAATGGGGAGAGCAAAGCCCTCCCCCTAACACTTATGGATTAAGCTCCTTCGGAACCGAAAATTCCACGCCAATCAGTAAACCCGAACGAATATCGCTCGCGTACTTTATAGCGTACATTTCCTGTTTCAAAATCACCTTCCATGCCTTTTTTAAGAGCTGATCTTTGGAAGTGCTTAAGACCATCAGGGACATCCGTCATAATGAAGAATGCATCTGAATCAGTCAAACGACGCATAACGTGATAGCCCTTTGGCAAGTAACCACCATTCCGGATCGCGTTAATGTCGTTGTCAGCAGTTCCAGTTCTCAGCTGAGACTCAAGCAGTCGCTCTGCAACAAAGCTGTAGGCAGTTGGGATAACCAACATTTGCCCTTGTGCTGCGATTCTCAAACCACGATCATCTTTCATATCAGCGATTTGAATCAGCATTTGCTCTAGCGAAGTTTCTGAAAGATCAGCTGCGGTTGCTAGTGTGTTTGACTGGTTGCCACCTCGCGTTGGGTGGTTGGTCGCGCACATAGTAACCCCATCACCACCAGTTACACCTGAACCTGCAAAAGCATTGTTCAGAACATTAGCAGCTTTGATTTCCTTTGTGGAAGCCATTGAGCGAGCTAGTGCCTTTGTGTAACGAGAAGCAATAGAACCGTAAAGACCATCTTCTTCAGCCTCTTCAGTGATACTGAAAGCCAAAGCAATAGTATCATGCTGGTAACGTGCAGTCCATTGCTGAGATGCCGCGTCATAAGACACTGCTGCACCTTCAGCTTTAACTGGCGCGTTTCCAAAACCTTCCAACAGAACATCTTCCTCAAATGCTTTCTGAGAAGAGTTTGTTGAGAAGACTGGAGACCACTCAGGTGGGTACTGGTCATACTCTAAGCCAAAGAGAGTGTTAAGTCCTGGCTCGAGCATTTTTGCAAATTGAGCTCTATTCATTGCCATTGTTTAAATCCTCCTTAGATTCCAGCAGTCTGTTTCAAGAGATGCTCATTAATGAGCACTTCCATAACAGCATGTTCAGCAAACGAGTTTTCAGGCGAGTCATAAATCGCGAGAATTTTAGTTTGAGCTGTTCCAGCTGCCATGGTTCCTGAAATTTCAAAACCAGACGATCCTGTTGTTGTTGAGCCTGCACCAGCTACGATATCAGCGCAATTACCGATATTTGTTTGGGCAGGAGTTCCAGCGGATTGAACCTTGAAAACGATATACGGATCATCATACACATAAGCGATGACGTCTGTTGCTACCGTTCCTGTTGGCCAGTATTCACTGTATATATAAGAGCCATCATTTGCAGTGTATGAACATCCTCCAAATACACCAAGAATATTTACTTCAGTGGCTGCTGCAGGTTGAAGAGTTCCATCGGCAGCTAAAATAACAGCGTCACCAGTGAAAATATTCTCTGCGAGTCCAGAAGTAATAGTGTATTTATTTGAACGAGGTGCATAACCGCTCATGTGGCGAAGTGGGACGAACCCAAAGGCTGCATCTGCATTTGCCATTTTTCGCTACTCCTTAAAAAAATTATCAGTTAATCATCAGTCATGACGGAAACATCCCGACCACGACTAGTTGTTGATTCCCTGGTCTGTTGAATTGGGATACCCCCAGATCTTGCCATCGCATCAAGTTCCCCAGGAATAGATTGATTTTGCTCTACGTTACGATTATGCATATAATCTTTCATAGATTTAAATCTTTCTTCTGGCATTTCACATAAGATCATGCCTTCAATTCCTACTGAACCTGTCCACTGTCCATGATTGATAGTTGGGTATCTCTTATCTTTCACAGTATCAGCAGGGCGAGGATTCCAGCCTGCGCGCATACGTTTGTACACGTTGTCTGGATTTTCTTTACCTTGAATCGAGGTAGCTATCCACCGTTGGACCATCCCAGTTCTGGGCTCGGGTGCGTCTAACAATGATGGTGGTTTCCATGCTGCGTCTGGCCTAGCCTCTTCAGCACGTTTGTTGGAACGAGTCTCTTCTGCACGCACATTTCTTTTTTCAGTCATGTTTAACTCCTATTTTGCCGACGAACTTCTTCGGCATATAATCTAAGGCTTTTCTCGTCTTGAATACCAAGTTCCCTTGCCATTTTCAACTGATCTTGTGACATTTTGACTCTGTTCCCCTTATAGACCCCAGATCCGCCAGCAGTTGGGGCGACAGGTGCTCTGCTTTTTAATCTAGTTTTCTTAGGTTCTTCTACTCCTGATTTTAACTCGGGAAAGATTTTTTGTAAACGATTATCAAGAGTTTCGTAATAATCTTCTGACTCTTTGTCATATCCTTCCAAATCTAACTGGGCATCTATGCTCCTAGCGAGCTGAGTTTCCCTTTCATACCCAGAGGCTTTGAACCAGGGATTTTTCTCCCACCAATCCATGGCTTTCTCTGGCGCTTGAACTTGTTGCTGAGCGTTAGTTGCAGCTGCAGAGGCTTGCTGTTGCTGTTGCTGGCGTTGCGTTTTTTGAAGCTCAGCAATGCGCATAGCAGCTCTCATGTCTGCTATTTGCTCAGTGAACTCAAGTTGCGCTTTTGTATCGCCTTCCTCAACAGATCGCTCAAGAGCTTGTTTGGTTTGATGATAACGTGTGTTAAAATCGTTTTCCGCCCTTTGAGAACTCCCTTGCTCTAAACGTGAAAGTCTGGCTTTTAACTGAGCAACTTGCTCTTGCTGCTCGCGTGTTTGTATCTCTGCCTGCCTCCTTTGCTCAACAAGTTTTTTAATCCTGTTTTGAACTTTTTTGCTGTATTCTTCAGCAACTTCCCCAGGAGATTCTTCTACTTCTTGAGAGGAATCAGAATCATTGCTTATTAATTCTATCTCCAAAGGCTCTTCAGCAGCACCTCCTGCTTTTTGTTTGGCTTCCTGTACTTCATTTTCTAATTCTTGCAAAATATCATCTTGTGACATGGTTGGCGTCCTCCATGGTTTGCGCCTATTCGACGTATGAAGTTATCATGGCATTGTCTGGAAGGATTGACGTTACTTCGTCATCATTCAGCAACAACATCTTAACTCCGTTAATTACGAGCTTCTGTCCAGCGTATTTGCCGTAGGTTACTCGTTTCCCGACACTTGGCCATGAGCCTTTCCAAGCCCGACCTGAGTCGCGATCTCTGTAAGCCAAATCACCCATAGACAAAATATGACCGTGGGCTATGAGATATTGCTCATTGTCCTGACTTATGGACGCAAGCAAAATTCCACCTTTGGATTTTGTTTTGGCTTCGTTTGGTTTGACTAAAACTTTCCAACCCATTGGCCTTGGATAATCCTCTGGGCTTAACTCTTTTGTTTCTTCTTCATGTTGATGAGACATGTTATTCATCCTTTTCGTCTAGTTGCTTTAAAGTTGCATCGATTAGCTCACAGGCTGTTTCCAACCCCTCAGCAAAACCGACGTTTCGAGAATACGATTGAAAATCGCTCATACGACCTTCAACCATATTATTCGCTACTGCTGTCTTCTCTTTTTTGAGATTGGCTTTGATCAGGTGAAGCAGATCCGTCACTGTCATTTTCTTTTAACCCCGATTCAGCTTTAATTGAAACACCTTTTACAAAAACACTAACAACATTTTGTTCTTCCCAAGTGATTTTTTTAGAATCCTCTTTGCTTTGCATTAAACTTTCTTCCTTTTTGCTCCGTAACTTTCTTTTCTACGAGAGGCATAGGTTTGCTTTTTGTTTTTTTCTTTTCCGTTTTTAACTCCTAAAGATTCATCTTTTTTATCTTTAGTTTTTTGTTTTTTCACTTTTGCATCTCCTTTTGACATTAATGAAGAAAAAGAACTACGATTAATCATGGTGTGATGGTGGTTTGCTGATCAATATATCGCTCAACAGCTGGCAACGCACCAGCCACCGGAGCAGCTCCGTAAACAATTTTTAAAAGATCCCCAAGAGTTCCTATTTTCTCAGGAGGAGGGGCATCATAATTCATTCTGCCAATATCATTATAAACAGGAGTGTCTGGCGGCAAATCTCTAAGATTAACCTCATCTGCGCTTCTGTTTTGTATCTCTGTTAAATATGGCTGGTCTCCACGACCTAAATTTTCAAGAGCTCTTGAAGTGTGACGACCTTCATGATTAATCACTCGTAAAGATCCGTCTGGAGCGACCTCAACCATCATTCTTGGTATTTGATTGAGACCTTGGTATTGTTTTCTTACAAAATCTTTGTATGACTCACCTCCACTGTCTTCAAAAATGTGAGTTCCTTTCGGGACTTGTTTGTTCTTGAAAAGTTCTTCGAGGTATTTTATTTTATTAAGACTTGTTGCTGCTTCTTCGTCCACCATATCAGGATCCATATCAGGATACATTCTTTTCAGCTCTTCAGGATTGTCTGAGTACAAAGGTGGATTGAGTGCTTTGTGTGTTTTGGGAGTGACCATCGCCATGTGAGATTGTTGGATACCGTCTAGAAATTCATCTTTTCTAGACTCCATAACTAGCTGTTGAATACTGACGGGATCATAAAAATTAGTGCTCCGCATAACGTCTTGTGGAGATTCTTTTAAAAGTGCATTAATCTGCTCGCCCATTTCCTCAACCTGATAGTCCAGGTCTTCGGGGTCTGGTCTAAAGTTCTTGCTAAGATCCAGATCTTCATCTAGTCTTAATTGATTTGTTTCGAAATTTTTAGTTTGTTTCGTCAGCAGTCGCTCTATGTACTCTACGACTTCTTTGCCTAATTTTCCAATAGCAGCCATTAGAACTCTTTCCTTATCCTAGCCATGATGTTGTAATCATCAGTTTCTGGTTGGTACGCTCCGCTTATATTAACTCCGCTCGGCAAATTAACAAAGGCATCATAACTATTAACCATACCACTCGGACCATAAGTCACAGACTCTGGCGCACCGAAACTTTGCAGTTGCCTCGGGAAACTTTGCTTGCCTCTGTAATAACTCCCGGAAACTCCTCCTCCGAAAGAAACCCCACTTGGCGATTTCTGGATCCTTCCATCAATGATAGCGTTTTCAAGAGGAGCAATAACTCCTCCCAGTCTACCACCACCTTGCGTTTCTTTTTGGTCAATGTAAGTCATTCCATCCTCAAGCCTGACAGGAATTCTTGTCGCTCCAGATCCACCACTTCCATCTACCTGAGGTATGAATCGTAATGAACCGAACTCGTAAGAAGGTTGCTCGTACTCTTTGTAAAATCTTTGATCAATGGCTGCTTTGCCGAATTGCTCACTAACGATTTCAGACTTAACGCCCAAAGAAATTAAAAATTCAAATAAATTTTCATTCATACTTGTCCTTACAAACCGAGAAACGCTCCTGCTTCTGTAAAGAAAATGTCTTCTTCATCAGTTGCGTGTTTTCTTTCAGGATTCCAGACGTAATCCCTAATATTTTGCTTTGACTGTTCCTTAACTGATTTTGGAATCCATGCGCTGTCATCGCGTATGAATCCCATCCACTCGGCAAGATCTCGTGCACTATCAGCCGTATCAAGAGATCCAAGTAAAGCACCCCTAGCCATAGACTTGCCGAACTCGGCAATAGTCGGTAAAAATGGTCTTCTATCGCCAGTATCCACCTGCGATAGATCCACGCCACCCAATAGGTCTCCCTGATAATTTTCAACAGATGTCTGGGATTTAGCCTTCGCACCCAAAGACAAAAGGAAATTAATAAGATCATCATTCATACATGACCTCCTGATAACTCTCTAATTAATATGTCGAGGGTTTCTTTAAAGCCCTTGTCGAGTTCTTTCGCTGCCATGGCGAATTGCCTAGGACTCAGATCCTCGGTTTTTAAGCCTCTGCGCTCCAGAAAACTCTTTGCTGCTCGGATCTCTGCGTTTGCTACTTTTTTAATCGAGGCTTTGGCCATTATAACTTGCCTAATGATGAGATTAATTAATCAATTAATTGGTATGTTAATTCTTTTAATTCTGGGTCGTCTTTTAATTCTGGGTAAATTTTCAATATTTTATTTTTTAAAAGTGGAGCTTTTACGTCATTTTTTATTAAGGCATCGACATCCAAAGATCGCAAGTCTGTATGTTCAAAAGTATCGTCCACATACCTTTGCAGACCATTAGCGATAACAGAGCTATCATCAGTAACTTCATAAAATTCGTCTAAAAATTCGTCTAAATTTTTAAATCCTGAAAGCTCAGGAATTAAATCAGACTCCCTAATGAAATCAATAAACTCACCATCACTATCAAAATTTTGTCTGATTCTATCGCCAACATAATAATTCTCTGTGCCGCCTTGGAATTTATTATTTATACCAGAGATAATTTTATCAAACTTACCTTCTGAAAATAATTTTCTTAAAGTTTTTGTCGCCAAAACAGCTCCACCCAAAGCAGCAAGTCCTCCCAATGGAGCAGCTGCTCCTTTTTTAATAAAATTTCTTTTGGAAACATCTACTTCAGCATCTGAAGGAAGTCCTCCTAGTTTTTTGTTTAAATATTTTGCAACTTTCTCGACAATTTTTAAAGCAGCCATTATTTTTTCACCTCATTAAATGCTGATGCAACAGGAAGACTCACAGGATGCTGGAAACAAGCCTCCGAGTTGCCTTGCCCTGCTTCTGTTAAAAAAGTAGTAGATGCTGGGACTTGACCCATTGGGCATTTGCAAATAGCAATATTGTTTGGACCTATTTCACAGTTAAAACTAAAACAATTACTTGCATTATAACCTTGATTAAGGCTCGAATCACATTCTTGAACAACCGTTTTCATGTTGCGCGGCAATTTGCTAAAATTACTTGCATCCTGTGGGTAATATTTTTTTGGAGCAAACAAACTCCAAACATGCTCATCGTCTGTTGGGTTGCAAGACCCTTGCATGTTGCCCATTGTGGTGTCTGCGATTGCTTTGCCGTTCAGGATTGGGCATTTGCAAACGACTTCAGGATAAGTCTGGCCATCATTTGTTTTTATTGTTTTACCTGTTGGTTGGCAAGTGGAAGCTGCACACAACGCATAGTCGCCTTCGCAGGAGGTTAACTCTGCACTAGCAGAAGAACTGTATAAAGCTGAAAAAACAAAACCAATCAGGATAAATTTATTCAAGCCATTTTTAATTTTTGGTTTGCTGGTAAATTCAAGTTTTTGCATTTTTCTTCACCTTCTTTCCTCCTGTGTATCCGGAAGCATAAGCTGCATTTGCTTGTCGCCCCGCAAGGGCACGAGTTTTGTATACTTTCCCTCTTTCGCCCCACTTGTATCCTCCCTTAACTTTCCGGACTGGCACTAATAATTACTTTCCATCTTTGGACCGCCACTCCCAAGCACCTCGTCCATAATTGAGCTCATGTCGCCACCTTTGAGCTTTATGACTTTGACTTTGATGTCGCTGTCTTCTTGCACCTCGTCTTCTGACTCTTCACCAACCCCGTACTCCGTCTGATGACAGATCAGCAAGAAATTAACAAGTTGCTCTTCAGTCATATCCAAACCTGCTGAGTCGTGAGAAAAGCCCATCTTCTCAACAAAAAGTTCTGCGTTTTGCTCCATATTGTCTACGTTCATTTCCATTTTATCTCCTTGTGGCTCTTGCTCTCATCATAGCTTCAAGCTCTGGGTTTGAAACTGCACCTTGTGGTTGTTGAGGAGTGGCTCTTGCTCTCATCATTGCGTCTAACTCAGAGTTTGAAACTGCACCTTGTGGCTGGGTGGCTCTTGCTCTCATCATTTCGTCTAGCTCTGAGTTTGAAACTTGTCCTTGAGCTTGTGGTTGGGTGGCTCTGGTTTGCATCATAGCTTCGAGCTCTGAGTTTGAAACTGCACCTTGAGCTGCTCTTAGGTTCTGCATGTAATTCTGCATAGCCCCATCACCGCCTTCCCGCAAACCAGATCTTATCTCTTCAACTTTTTGCATCAAGTACTCCATCATCATTCGCTCATCCATTGGAGTTTCTGCTTGCATTGCTGCTTGCATCTCTTCTTGGCCAAGTGCTCCTTGTGTTGCACCACTGAAAGAGGAAGAGTCGACAGGAGCTTGCAGCCTGCTAACTCTCTCTATCATCTCATCAACTGTTTCTGCCATTTTCTATCTCCTGTTGAATTTTAATCATGTTTTTCTCTCGCTCTATATTAAGATCAGCCTCAAGTTTTGCGATCTTTCCCTGAAGATCAGCCTCAAGTTTTGCCTGTTGGATCTGTATGTTTTGTGCAGCTTTTGCTTGGTCAATTTGCATGTCTGACTGGGCTTTTGCTTGGTTGGTTTGGATTTCAGCTTGAGTTTTGGCTTGAAGTGCCTGAGCTTCTAGCTCTGCCAACTGTTTTGCATACTGCAATGGGTCTTGCTGTTGTCCTTGCTGTTGTCCTTGCTGGAGTGACTGGATTATTTTCATTTGAGGTGCTTGCTGAACTACCTGTGCAGCTCGTTGGCTGATAATCATGTCTTGTGCAGGATCAATGTCTTTGAACTTAAAACTTTTATCTGTAAGGTCTGGTAAATTCGGTAGAGCAACTCCGATGCTCTCCTGCATACGGTTTCTGTAAAGCAACGCAATGTGCTCGGCTATATGTGCGACCAGAACTGGTTGAAGTGTTTTTGCTCCTGGGTTCCCTGCCAAACTAGGATCCTGTAAAAATTGCATGTGAACTGCGATGTGCGCTTCATGTTCTTGCTCAGGAAATGCTTTAATTGGTTTCCCGTACATAACTGATAAATTCTCATCAATCGGATCCAACCTTGCAGCCTCTTCTGGCTTTTTCAAAATCTCATCAATACCAGGAACTCTTATGGCTTCATACATGCGTTTGTATGCTTGGTACATATCATGCAACTGAGGTGCAGATTGAGCCATTTGGAGAATTGCTTGTGCTTGTGCGATCCTTTGTGCGGTGCTGAAAATGTTTGGGTCGCTGACTGGGACAATGTCGATCCTTTCATTAAAGTCAGCGGCATAAACTATTTCCGATGCTCCTGCGACTGCAAACTTAAAAGACTCTGGCAAGTAAAGTTCGTTCAGCTTTGCGAGCATCTTGAACTCTTGACCTTGGGAGTAGTGCAACCGTTTGTGAATTGCTGAGAAAGATTTTGAACCTTGTTCAATCAGAGCAACTGTTGAACCAACTGGGGCATTCGGGTTAACATCTCCGACATTCATGTCCGATGTGCTGGCGAATCTCCTGCCAGCATCAACGATGAAGCCAAGCAAATTAAACAAAGCACTCGAGGGTTCTTTGAATGGCAATGGCATAATTGCTTTGTTAACATCATCCACTGTTGAGTCCAAATCAACAAACTCCCCAGGACTTATGTTAATCTCACCACCACTAACTCTTCCTTTTAATTTGAAGCCACCTTGCATGTTTGAGAATGCAGCTGAGTCCAAAAGTGCTCGTAATGCTCCTGTGGCAGCTTTACCAAGCCCACCAATCAGGTGATACAGCCCGAAGCCGTAAAATCCAACTCCTGGCAGGAACTTATAGCTCACGAACCAATCCCTGCGGAGTTTTTTCTCGTCATCTTCAAACCAGTTTCTCCGGACAGAAACGACTTTCTGAGAATCATAATCAATGGTTATGACATAAGGGAATGCCACAACAGAATTATTGTCATCCTCTTTGTCATCCTCTGAAATTCCATCGATCCCTGAGAAAATATCATAAACGTGCATCTCGAGCAACGTCATGACCTCGTCTTGCTGATCGTCTTGATAAGGATTAACACCTTCAATGTCTTCAGTTACAGATCCTGACGGATCAATGTCTCCTCCTGAATACTCAGTGGCATTATACCACCCAGCCTGAACGTATTTATTAAAGTCATTGCGCGGCATCCTTATCACCTGAGTGTATCTTGGTGAGGTGTAAAGATCTTTGCTTTCAGGAGCCACAACAAAATCCTCAGCTTTAACAAACTGAGAGCACTGTCGGTCTAGGTTCGGATCCCACCAAACTTTCTTAAATGTCTGGCCAACAAGTGGCAACTGGAACAACATCTGGTCAAGCTCTGGGAAATACTCCGGCATTTGTTGAGTTATCTGATAATTCATGAACTCACGAACTCTCCGAGCTTGCTCCTCGGTTTCTTCGTTTGGCTCACCGATAATTGTAGTTTTAACAGGACCACCAGACGGGTACAGCTCAGTTATAGCTCTTGCATTAAACTGAGTTGCAGCTTCCGCAATCATTGGGTGAACAACTGTACTCAGACCACGACTAGCTCTTTCCTCTTCGGACTCTTCAAGCCCACCATCTGGGTCAAGTGTTTTAAGACCTTGTTTGTACCGATTCTCCCACTCAGCTCGTGCAGACTTGTCTGACTCGTAATAACCAGTTAGCTCTGAGGCTTTTCTATCGAGTTCGCGGGTTTCGATGATTTCTGCTAGGTTTTGATCAAATTCACTCACATCCTCTTCGGTTGAATCCAGTGCTGGATCCCCAATCAGAACTTCCCCATCTCCGAAAAGCTCAATCTGTAACTCGTCGGATGGAGCACCTTCTGCAAAAGGCACTACGTTATCTTTAATTGCTTCAGCCATACATTGTTACCCTCTTTCTGGGTGATTCATGATCGTCGTCATCATAATCTTCTGAATGAGTAACGAACCAACCTTTGCGTAGCCTTAACCATGCTTGTGTGCAAGTATCAACTATATCGTCATTTTCCGTTGCTGGAAAGGCTGCACAAATGTCAATTAAATCTTTCGCCCAATTTTTATCTGATGGATAGTAAATTCTGCCATCTTCCAGCAAAGCTGAACTGGCATGCGCACGTGCTTCTTTGTCGCGGTCTGGCATATATTCAATCACCGGAACCCCTGCCACTCTTAAATCTTGAATCAAACTTTGGCCAGAGGCTTTCTTTTCAATAAGCACCGCGTCTGGTTCGTACGAATTATACGCCTCTTGAGCAATTCTTCTCAACTCTGGATAAGTAACTCTGTCATACCACATCTCCAACACCATCACATTCATCTGTCCGTTTTTCCGGAAAACACCCCAAGTTGTGCGTGCGGAGTAGGAGCTTCTTTCTTTTATGCTGAAGGCAGTGTCCCAAGATTGTATGATGTATTCAATATCCGGAAGGGTTGTGCTCTCCCAAGGAACCCACCACTCTGCTTTCAATATCCCACCACCTTTAGGCATTGGGCGTTGTTGTAACTGACCTGCAGAAGCATAAGTCCCCAAAGACCGCTCAAGTTGCGACAAAGTTGCTTCATCAATTCGCGCTGGCCACAACAGCTCACCTTCTTTTGTTCTTGGGTCGGTGAATCCCAGGGAGGAGTGTGGCGAGGTTGGATGGCCAATCTCGTAACGAGCTGGCAAACAAAGATGATCCCAGTCTTGCCCTAGCTCATTCGCGAGTATGTGTCCGGTGAGATCTTTCTCGTGAACACGCTGCATTATGATTATGAATGAACCTGTCTTCGGATCATTGAGCCGAGTTTGCATTGCTTGGTCCCACCACTCCAGGACTCCCTGTCTGACTGTGGAAGATTCAGCCTCTCGGACATTGTGAGGATCATCAATAACAATTATATCTCCACCCTCTCCTGTCAAAGCCCCATCCACAGAGGTTGCGATCCTTTGCCCTGTTTTATCATTCTCAAACCGTTGTTTTTGGTTCTGGTCACCTGTGAGCGAGAACATCCCTCCGAAATGATCTTTGTACCAAGGAGACTCGATCAACCGTCTACACTTAACTGAATCTCGGATGGAAAGAGAGCTCGCGTAAGATGCAAACAAAAACCGCTTCTCGGGTTGAATGGTCCAAGTCCATGCAGGCAAAGCCACCGCCACTGATATCGACTTCATGTGCCGAGGAGGGATGTTTATAATCAGTCTCCGGATTTTACCTTCCACAACCGCTTGCAAATGTTCGCTTATTGCGTCTATATGCCAGTTGTCATGGAACTCTCGT